CTAATCGATGGACAGTTTATGGACACTTTCAGCCAGCGGATTAAAGTTGATTGCGTCCTGTAAAAAGTCCGGTGAAAAATGCGCATAAGTCATCGTTTGCTGAATAGTGGCATGTCCCAGAATCCGTTGCAGGGTAACGATGTTTCCCCCGTTCATCATGAAATGCGTGGCGAACGTATGACGCATCACATGAGTAGCCTGTCCTTTTGGCAAATCAGGCTTCACCTCCTGGAGGATCTCGCGAAACCGGAGATAATCGACATCGTACAGCGGCCCGGTTCGGCGGGTTTTAATCAGCGAGAGCACGGCATCAGACACCGGAACCGAACGAGACTTCCCGTTCTTGGTGTTGAAGAACGTCACGCGATTACCGACGATATGCTCCCCGCGTAATTCCGCCGCCTCACCCCACCGAGCTCCCGTAGAAAGACACAGAATGGCGACACGACGCGCATCACCTTCGAGTCGCTCAAGAAGCCGATCAATCTCATCATCAGAAAGAAAGGCCATTTCTGTGTTCTGAACTTTCAGTTTGCGTATACCGCGTACAGGGTTCGCGTTGTGAAAAACCTCCGTCTCAATCAATACTGAGAACATCGTTGACAAAACGCACAAGTCACGATTAATGCTGGACGGCATTAATCCGGCCTGTAATTTCTCTGACCGATATTCAAGCATAAATTTTCGCGTCATCTGGCTGGCGCGTGGATCTCCCATTTCACGTATCACCTTTTCCAGCCTGACCCTGTAGGAATCTCCGTAAGGCTGATTACGTCCGTCAAGCATCCACCAGTCCTCTATCAGTTCAGATAACCGCCGCTGATCAGCTGGTTTTGCCTGCCACGGCTTGTCATGAAAATTCTGTAAAACATACCTCTCAAACTCCTGGGCCTTCGATTTCAGGGTGAAAGTTTTTCGAATCCGCTTACCCTCAGCACCCTGTGGTCTTACATCAACCTTATAACGTCCGTCTTTGAGTTGCTTAATCGACATGATTAGCCCCTCCAACGGATAAATTAATCAGGCACTCCTTGCGAAATGCAATTCGCTCAATGTGTAGCGTCAGCCAGCATTGCGGCCTGATCGGGGTGATTTTTGGATAGCGTCGGTTGAAGCCTGATCGCCCTCCGACTGAGAAGAGCCATCAAGAGAGAGAGCCGGGGCTATTTGCCCGGCGGCAGGTAGCGTTTTATCCTTTAATAACCACAACATATACTTTTCGAATCGATCTACCTGCAAAACAGTCTCAACGATTTTTGCTCTGGCGCTTTTTTGCCCTGATTCATAGTTCCTTATGGCTGCTAAAGATAGTCCTGTGATATCAGCAAACTGCTTTTGTGTTAGCCCCTCTGCCTTACGTATTTGACGCAACTTTTCCGCATAGTCTATTGACAAGATAACCATTTGAGTATTAACCTCTCGCACAAAGATAACCGTACGATTATCTTTACAAACCAAAACAAACCAAAACAAACCATCACAAAGCGCAACAAGCGCACCAACGCAAGAGGATAACAAATGCGGGACTTCATTGCCGATAAAGAGTTATCTGACCACCAACCACTTCAGGAAAGTGACACACTCAGCGGATCCATTGATGCCGCCAACGACGACGAACACGAAGAAAACAAGAAAAAGCGTTCCTACAAAAAAGGAGCGACTTTACGGCTGGATGGTCCGATCGCCGGGCTTTGCTCTCTGGAAAAAGGCGCGGCATATATTGGGCTAACAAAATCTGCACTGCGCGTAGCCATTCATCGCGGTCAAATGCCGGGACACAAGACGCGCACAAACCCGGAAGATGAAAACTCAGACGGAGTATGGTGGTTTAACGCCAAAGAGTGGGACAAGTTGGCTGATGAGCTACCAGAGCACGAGCCCCCAGAATGGCACAACTGGAAAAGTTACTGGACGTATGACCGCCAGAAAAGGAAGTTCTCTCCAGCTAATAAAGAAGACTGCCAGACCATTAACGGTAAGCGAGTTTATACAGGCAGAAGCTCAAAACTGAACCAACTCAGAAACAACAGAGGCAACTAATCGTATGAAAACAAACACGTCAGATTTCACAATAACTATTTCAAAAAATGACCAAGCATTAATTGATAACCTGAAATACCTTGCGGAAAAACATAATAACGGACGAATTGCAATTAATTTACGACACATCACAGGAGTAACAATTGTAACCAGTTACTGGCATCTATATCTAATCGCTAAATCAGTACTGGAAAACAAAGATTCTGTTGTCAATGGAAGAGATATAGATACTCTTCCTGCACAAATCAAACCGATAGCCTATCAATTGCGTAATCGTTTTAAAAATGAAGGTGGGATTATATTTGACTTTCCCGCAGCTGTAGCCGTGAGCTTCTCTCGGGAGGATATACTTCACTCATTTCGTTTTGCTCTATCAGGTGACGAGACATTATGGCAGCTAGAAGATGCCGGGAGCAGCCCGGCATAAATCAAATTAAAAATCAACCAGTTGCGTGACAGGTGGGTATTTACGCTGAATTTTGTCAGTTACTAACGCCAGTAATATATGAATCTCTGCGTTTAATGCGTCTTTATCACCCGTCGTTTTTACCCTAGGAGGGTTAATGTTATCCAGAGCAGCACTAAGGTCACTCAACAAATTAACAACTTTTTTATCTTCTGACATGAAAACCTCTAAACAATTTAATTAAACATAAGCCAGGACCTGAACCGGCCAGTCCAAGTCCTAGACACACAAAAAATACCACAAATCAATACAAGGTGACACGAGTACACCTTACCGAAGGTACAGAGTTTTAATATGAAACTACAGCGCAATTCTTCACAGCCGCGCTTCCGCAACGGTGCGGAACGCCACGCTAACCGTTTCGCTACCAGTGCATCACGTAGCAACTCTCGCTACAGCCTGAGCGAAACACACGCAACGCCGGATGGCTACCCAGTAAAACAAATCGGCGAGCATACCTGGCTGATTGAGAAAGCTGGAATTGTGGTCCACAAATGCCCACGCAATCCGTTTACCGGAAACCGCATTTTTGCATTGAGCTGTGGCGACAATCAGTTTGGGCAGGATTTCACATTATACGAAGCACTTCGCACGGTTGATCGTCTGCTTCGCGGGCAAAGTTTTATTAAACAGGCTGATTTATAACGGGTGCTTTATGACCAAAGACCATGCACAAGGTGTATTTATCCGTTTTATTGATTTTCGCGATGAACTGTTATTACGTGCATCCGCTATTGACGGAGTGACTCCGGCGGGTAAAAACGGAGCCGACGAAGCCACTTACGTTTATCTGAACGGCACGCGACTGCTTGTGGAACTTCCGTACCAGACCGTACGAGAAATCATTAGCGAAGCTGAAAAGGCACGCCAAGTTAATGGCGATGAACCCTATATCGAAATTATTTGTATGGATTCAGAAGCTGAAATTAAGAAAGCAGATTAAAGGGCGTTGTGATGGGCAAAGAATATAAAACTCTCATTAACAAAGCACTTGAGCGTTTTTATTTTCGCTTAAGCGCATCAGGCGCTCATGCTGAACGTGCAGCCCGTGACTCATTGACCAGGGCAATCCGGAGTTTGTATGACGTCGCTTTTTACGCTGATGATCTGGATGCACTTAACGAACTTTCCGAGCTGATCTGTGCCGCAGAATGCGGGGAACATATTGAACCGTATAAGCTGGGGAATATTGCATGAGTATATTTATCTCATGGCTTGTTCTGATTATTTCGGTGGCCTGCGCCATTGGGATTATGCGAATTATTCATTCAGTAAAAAAGATTGAACGCTTTTTCACTGGCGAATAACAGAGCAAATAAAACCACAGGTTAGATAAGAAAATGTAAAAACAATCCGCATTCGCGGAGGTATTCGCACACGCCAAGGAGGCGCAATGGCAATTAAGCGATTTACCGTCGTTCGTTTCACTTCCAGAGGACGTGAATACGAAGTTGACGAACGGCTGATTAAAACGCTCGACCGTCACCGTTCGCAACCTGACGCGCATCACATTTATCTCACTGACGACACTTACTTCTGCGCCACCAACGTGGTGCAGGTGAATCTTATCAGACAGGTACAGGAGTCACGCAGATGACCATTCTGGACTACATCGCCGCCAATCCGGGTTGTAGCGGTGGAGAAATCGCCGCAGCACTGAATACCCCAACCACAGCCATTAATGCGGAGTTACGCCGACTCTGGCGCAGCGGTTCAGTCATAAGAAAAGAGCGCAAAACAGGCGGTCGCTTTTCTTACCAGATAAACCCGATGCCGTTCGGGTGCGGCAATCCACTTACCAACACGTTTAACCAGCTACTGAAGGAAGCCAGAGCATGAGCGCCATCAACCACCAGGAATTACGCGAACTGGCGACTGACCTGCAACGAATGGCAACGCCTCAAAAATTACTGGCGTTTCGCGCAATGCTCTCGCCGTCTGCTGTGCTGGCACTGCTGGATGAGCTGGAGCACGCCAGAACCATGGCTCCAGCCATTCGCCTGACGCTCCATCATGAAATCGCTGATTTCTGCGCACCACTGGGTTCGCCTGGTGAACCAGAAACGCCGGAAGCAATACAGCAAGAGCTGCTGCAACGCATTGACAAGGTTTTCGATTTTTTCCTTAACCAGTAAGGGCCGCAACATGAACAACAAGACATGGTTTCGCGCATACATGTGGGCGCTGGTATGCGTCCTCATTTCTCTCATCCTGTATGCAGGACTACTCCCCCGAATGATTTCATCTGACAGTTCCTTCCTGGTATTGCTGGGCATTTTCATTGCCCTGCTGTACCCGGCAGGCGTTGTTCGCTTTTTCAGTAAATACATTGAGGAAATCAAACCATGAAAAAACTCTTTCCGGTTATCCCGCTTTTTGCCGCCATCTTCCTGGTTGGTTGCGATCGCGTTGAGCCAGGTAATGTGGGCATCAAAGTCAACAAACTGGGCGACGACAAAGGCGTCGGCGAAGTGGTTGGCGTTGGCCGCTACTGGACTGGCTGGAATACCGAGGTTTACATCTTCCCGACCTTCAAACAAATGAAGACCTACGATGAGCCGTTCAGCTTCCAGATGAGTGACGGCACAACCATCGGCTATCACATCGGTGTGGCCTACAAGGTTGATCCATCCAAAGTTACTACAGTGTTTCAGACCTACCGCAAAGGCGTGGATGACATTACCGACACTGACCTGCGCCAGAAGATCGCCGATGCACTCAACCGACTGGCCAGCAAAATGACCACCGACAAATTTATCGACGGAGGGAAATCTGAACTACTGGATGCAGCTCTTAAAGACATTCAGGAGGAAATGACACCCATCGGTATTCAGGTAATGAGCCTCTCATATGTGGGTAAGCCGGAGTACCCGTCAACCGTTATCGACAGCATTAATGCCAAAGTCACGGCAAACCAGAAAACCCTGCAACGCGAACAGGAAGTCAAGCAACGTGAAGCAGAAGCCAACATGTTGCGCGCAGAAGCTGCCGGACAGGCTGATGCCATTCGCACAAAAGCCCAGGCTGAAGCCGACGCCATTCGTTTACGCGGTGAAGCTCTGCGCCAGAATCCCGGCGTTATGGAGCTGGAAGCAATCAACAAATGGAACGGCACGCTGCCGCAATACATGACCAGCAACACCGCTGTTCCGTTTGTTCCGGTGAAGTAATTAAACCCGGCCAGTGAAAATCGCTGGCCGGAGCAGTATCAGGATTTTTTTAGTATGCCGTTCTCACAAAAAAACCACTTGCCATGCCGCAATCAGTCAGGTTACATTTCCGCTGCACCTCACAAAACGAGTGCCGGGATTGGAACCCCGCTGACTATGCACGCGCACAACCGCGCCAGCGGTTTTTTTGTGCGTACCGTATCGCCACGTCTTTTTCGCGTCAGAATTATGGTGGGGCGTATGGGGCCGACTTCGGTCGGGCCGGATTCGTGCGTAGCCGGTAGTTCCAACCCTGTACGTCTCACCACCCCGAGCTTGGAACCTCTGGATGGTGAGTTTTTAAAACTTACTACGTACGAGGCCACCCCATGGCAAACCGCAAACAGCACCGCGCTATCGCGGAGCGTCGTCACATCCAGACTGAAATCAACCGCAGACTTTTCCGCGCATTCCGCGTCGCGCATATCATGCACATCAATATGCTGCATGAACGCAGTCACGCACTATCGAACAGCTATTCCGCCTCTGTTTTCAGCTATCTGGCAGATGATCTGCGCGAGCTTCAAAAGCTCATCCAGCAGCAAAACAAACTCCATTAATTCCTGTTCCGGGCCTTTCCTGCACCTTGCGGCGGGAGGCCTTCGCACATCTGTAACAAGAGGATTGCCGCAATGATTCTCGCCAACGACTTTCTTGAATATCTGCTCAACACAGAACGTGATCTTGCCGCTCGCGTGCGTGATCGTTATGACATGTACCTGAAATCCCTGCCTGTACCGCAGCTCGCTGACGGAAAGATTGTTATTGATGGTCGCTACATGATTGACAGCCACGAGGGAAATTACAGGCTTTACCGCATTGAAGGTGGCACCCCGTCCGTTATTGGCATTTACCAGCGCCCATCCTCTGCAATCGTCGATGTGATTGCCGACAGCATCCGCATCACACATCGCCATGCCGACACAGAAGACACCGTGCTGGAAATTCAGCGGCTGGCTGCCGTTTGCCGTGACACCCTCAACGGCATGACGAAGTAAATCACTATGACGGCAGAGTACATCAGGGACTGGCAACAACCGCGCCACGCAGTGGGGCGTGAAGGAACGGGGATCCCCGCTCCTGAATCCGCACTTTCCTCCTGGCTGGATGCCTACCGGGTAGAGAACGAGCGCCGCCAGGAAATGGCTGATGCGGCGTTCTCCGCCACGCCACTGGGCAACCTGATTAATAAAAGCCTGGACGCGCAGGAAAAACAGGACAAAACCATCACACTGGCAGGAGACGCCAGAAAACAGGCACGCGGTGCGGTGGATGAAGCCATGGCCTCGCTGCGCCTGCTGCCGTCCTATCTGCGCGATCCGCTTATTCGCCACCTCTCCTTCCTGCGCAAAAAACAGGAAGCCGATCGCCGGAAAGGCAAAAAGAGCTGGCAGGCGGAACGCTATGCACGCGGAACCCTGCGCAAAATATTGGAACGCCTGGCCCGCACTGACGGACGCTGGCTGACTCCGGGTTATCGCTCCCTTGCCGGACGTGAACGTCTGGACGATTTACTTTACCTGCCGCAGCTCAACAAACACCAGATACAGACACTGGCCGTCATGACGGCGGCAATGTTCAGCAGCACCTTCGAAAAACTCTGCGATGGCTTTGGCGCGACCGATGGCGAGCTGACCATGGATATAACGCTGAAGGCGTATCAGCTGCTGGCTCGCATGGCGTTACATCTGCACACAGTGCCTCCGCATTATGACGCACTGACAACAGACAAAGACCGGAGGAACGAACCGGACACAGAACTGCTGCCGGGTGCAATCCTTCGCCTGACCTGTGCGGACTGGTGGAAACGCAAATTGTGGCTTTTACGTTGCGAATGGAGAGAGGAACAACTCCGCGCTGCCTGTCTGGTTTCCAGAAAAACATCCCCCTATCTGAGTCAGGATGCATTAAGTGAATTTCGCGCACAGCGCGAGAAAACACGCGATTTCCTGAAAAGTTTCATGCTGGAAAATGAAGACGGGTTCACGATTGATCTCGAGACGGTGTATTACGCAGGTGTCAGTAACCCGGTCCACCGTAAAGCAGAAATGATGGCCACCATGAAAGGGCTGGAACTTCTGGCCGAAGCCCGTGGCGACAAAGCGGTGTTTCTGACTGTCACCTGCCCGTCAAAATACCACGCCACAACGGAGAACGGTCATCCGAATCCCAAATGGAACGGGGCCACAATGCGCGACTCCAGCGATTACCTGGTTAACACGTTTTTTGCGGCGGTCCGCAAAAAACTGAACCGCGACGGCCTGCGCTGGTATGGCATCCGCACGGTGGAGCCTCACCATGACGGCACTGTGCACTGGCATATGATGGTCTTTGCACATCCGGACGAGATTGAAACCATCGTGTCCCACGTCTGCGATATTGCCATTCAGGAGGACCGCCACGAGCTGGGCGATGACATAACTCCGCGTTTTAAGGCGGAGTATGTCGACGGCTCAAAAGGCACACCAACCAGCTACATCGCCACCTACATCGGAAAGAACCTGGACAGCCGCGCCGTGGATGGCATCGACCCGAAAACGGGCAAGCCACGCGTTGACCACGAAACCGGAAAATCAATGGCCGAGAGCGTGGAGCGCGCCATCGGCTGGGCGCGCCTTCACCGGGTCCGTCAGTTCCAGTTCTTTGGCATCCCCTCCCGTCAGGTGTGGCGTGAACTGCGCCGCCTTGCCAGCCAGATGGCACGCAATCCGGAAGGCCCGCAACGGCTGAAAGATGATGCAATGGATGCGGTACTCGCTGCCGCCGATGCCGGGTGTTTTGCCACCTACATTGAAAAACAGGGCGGCGTACTTGTTCCACGCAAAGACTACCTGATTCGCACCGCCTACGACCTCGCAGATGAGCTGAATGATTACGGCGAACAGAGCGTACAGATTTACGGGATCTGGTCACCACTCATCGGGGAATCCTCCCGTGTGTGCACGCATCCGGATAACTGGAAACTGGTAAGACGTAAACCGGAAACGGAAGACAGCGCCCGCGAAAATGGTTTTGACCTTCAGGGCGGCCCTGCCGCCCCTTGGACTCGTGGCAATAACTGTCCCCGTGTACAGGAAACGGACAACAACGGGACAGAACAGCCGGAAGAACGACCAGCACCGTGGCCGCAGCTCCCTGACGGCGTTGAAGTGAACGAATGGATGCGCTCACTGAAACGGCACGAACGCCGGGCGCTGATGCGTTCGCTTCGTGACAAACAGGCAAAAAACAGCAGTGATGAAATGCAGAGCTGGACACAGAGCCGCAAACAGCAGCGGCCTTTGCCTGATAACCACGAATTACTCGCTAAAGAATGGCGGGAATCTGCCGAATCTCTCGGCCTGCATATCGGTGAACAGCAGATGCAGCACCTGTTACGGGGCGGCAGCCTGTACGTTGACGGTAGCATCATTGCACCGCAGGGATTTGAAATTGTACGCAAACCGGATACCCGCCCGGACAGCCGAATCACGCAGTTCTGGCAGCGCCTGAGCCGTAATCACGGCGTAAGCAGCACAGAGATCCGCCATAACCCGGTCGCCAGCTATCTGGAACAACTGGGGGCATCAGACCCCGAAGCCGCCGCACGTCTGGCATCCACACTTCAGCAGGACCAGAACACCATGAAAACCCCCGTTACCGTGCTTTCTGACATGCTGCGCGCCATCCGTGACGCAGAGCACGCACAGAGAATCAGTGAAACCACTGAACGCGCCCACCGCAAAGCAGACCTGCTGCGGGGTAGCCTGACCAGTGGAAACAAAAAACAGACAGAAACGGGACTCACAAATCCCGTAAATGAGCAAAAAACGCGCCGCGATATATGAAGCGCGCACAAAACAGGCAAAAGCGGGATTTAAAAATCCTGTAACCGATTAATTAATCAACATAAGGAAAAGCTACATGAAAATTTGTATCGACGACGGCTCCACCAACATCAAGCTGGCATGGACTGAGAACGGCGAACGCCGCAACGCCATCAGCCCGAACAGCTTCAAGTCGGAATGGTCTGCGCCGTTCGGTGGCACGCAGCCCGCGAACTACATGCTTGATGGCGTGCGCTATGGTTTTGATCCGGTCAGCGATCGCTTTGTCCAGACGACCGACACGCAATACCAGTACAGCGATGTGAATGTAATCGCCATTCACCACGCGCTGGTCAAATCAGGCATCACACCACAGGAAGTGGATGTGGTTGTCACCCTGCCACTGAGCGAATATTTCGACACAAACGCACAGCCGGACATGGCCAACATCAACCGCAAAAAAGCGAACGTCATGCGCCCGGTGGAGTACCAGAACGGCGAAGCATTCACTATCCGTAACGTACGGGTTATGCCTGAATCCATTCCGGCTGGCTTTAAGGCACTGGCTGACATGAGTCCGTTTGAATCCCTGCTGATTGTGGATTTAGGCGGAACCACACTGGATGTGGCAAAGGTTCAGGGGCAACTGGCAGGTATCAGCCAGGTGTTTTGCGATCCACACGTAGGCGTTTCCCTGATGGCCGATGCCGTACTGTCGGTGATGGCCACTAACGGTATGCGTACCAGTCACCACATCGCCAATACCATTATCGAACATCGCCATGATGAAGCCTGGTTGCGCCAGCACATCCACAATGACGCGCATTACGCCAGCCTGATGGCGGTTATTCGTGAAAAGGAAGAAACACTGAAACAACGCGTGATCCGCGCGCTGGCGGGTTTTTCGGGTTACGGGCGGGTGATGGTTGTCGGTGGCGGGGCGGAGATTGTGGCACCCGCTATCCGCGAAGCCTGCGGAGTTAATGCGACTTTCATCGCGGACGGGGTGCCACAGTTTGCTCTGGTTAATGGGCTGTACGCAATGGACAAGGAGTAAACCAATGACGACACCAACCAGACGGATAAGTTTCTATCTGAAGCCCGCCGCCGTCAAGAACGAAGGCGAAGCATGCGCCTGGCTGGACAGCCTTACACCAGAAGCCCGCAAAAGTGGTCAACGCGTGGCTTTTCTGGCCGGACTGGCACTTATGAAAATTAATCCGGCAGAGGCTTACCGACTGGCTGCATGGGCTGACGATGAAGCGTTATCCCTGACACAAACCAGGACAGAACGCCCCGTGTCACAGCCAGTACCAACCGCACAGATAACCAGTCAGATGGCCGGAAATATCCGGGCATTATTTCCCGAATAACACAACATCAGGGCGCATCCGCCCTGATGACTTTAATCCGGGAACATAAACAAAGGGGACACAATGCAACACATTGACAGAGAAAAAGCGCAGCGACTGATTGAGCGAATGGAAGCGCTGGCGAAAGAAGAAAATGTCAACATCCAAAAAATAGCTGAATGTGGCCGGATAGTTCTTCGTCGTGAAAAAGACATCAAACAACTGATGTCTGGCGAAACCAGCAAAACATGGACTTCAGGCGAGAAGACGATTTATTGCAGCTTCTGCAATAAATCCCAGTACGAAGTCACAAAGCTGATTGCCGGACCGTCTGTTTACATCTGCAATGAGTGCGTTGATTTGTGCAATGAATTTATCAGGAGAGAAGTGACAGACCATGAAGAAAAAACGCATGAATGACGAATTTGACGGCTTTTAATTTTATCGGGGCGCACTGTCGCCATGCATGGAGAAAAACAATAAAAAAGATGAATAACTGCTCATGTCAGACGCGCTGCGGGCAAGTCTGGCACCCTGCCCTGTCTCCGCAAAGGCTGTTGTCTTAACACGACAGAGTATGCCAGCATTAAATATAATCTTCTTCGTAGTCGCTGATTAATTCATTGCCATAATCAGACAGCAATTTCAAAGCAAAGGTAACTTCCTCAAGGGTAGCTATCCCCATTGCTGAAAACACCGTTAATTTAACCAGCAGCAGGGAGTTTGAAAGTTCGGAAGAGTTCATCATTAAAAATATTGATGCAGCCTGAAAAGCTGTGCGTTTATTCCCATCATGAAAGGCATGAGCCTTGGCTATACCAATCAAATACATAGCAGCCAGAGCATGAATATCATCAACCCCTTCATAGTAGTGTAGTGTCCTGACGCGATTTAAAGCACCTTCAAGTAGCCCGTCATTGGCATTTCCGCTCTGGGGTAAAGTTTCAGCATGGATACGTTCTACTTGTTCTTTTGACAAAAACACTATGTCCATCAGTTATCCTCAAGCTTTTTAATGATATCCGCATGTTTTTCTCTTGTACGCTTCATTGCATCTTCAAAAGACAATCCTTTTTTTCTCTGTGCGACAAGAGCTGGATGACGTTTTTCCAGATCTCTCACTGCATTTATTAAGAGTGGTTGCTTCATTTTGTTTATTTGATCCCGCAGTTTTTTGGTTTTGCCAAGGACAGCCCGTATTTCAGGACTAAGATCAGAACCAGCAAGAACAACATCCTTCCCTCCCTGCGCCGTGATAACGACACTGCCACCGGAAGAAAGGTAATCCAGAATTTCACTCAGGTTCTCACGAAATTCATCATCAGTTACAGTTTTCATATTCATTTCCATTATGCACGCCCATAACGTAAGTATAACTACTTGTTGGGCAGTAATAACACCGCCATATTTTCATTTTATACACCGCACAATAGTGCACAAATTTGCACAATTTTTTTGAACGACTTTTTACCCTTCCGGCCCGCATGGCGGCTGGATCCGTCAAGGATCCGTGCGTGCACAAAAAAACGCGTTTTTTTCTGCGCGCAGGTGACGGGGGAACAGCCCGCGTTTCAGGGGGTAAATAGCATTCCCTGAACGATGTCGCAGCGACACAACAGAATGGCTGTATCGCTCACGCTGAGCGTGAAAAAGACGTAAGGGGTTCTGATTTAATGGGATGAAAGGTAAGGCCGTCAAAATCGCACTGAGGCGGCGAGAACATGCAGTCAGCGCGGTGGGATTGTGTAAGAGTCTGGCCGTCGATGATGGCAATAAGTCGGAAGACGTCGTGAAATTATCTGATTGATACGGGAGCTGGAGAGTCGGGGCATAAATTTTTTATGCCCCGGCGAAGCAGCAGACAAGCGAAGCGCGTCAGTGATGCGGCACCTTGCCGACCACACTTCATAAGTGCAAAATACGAGCAAAGAAATCAATGGAGGCTGTCTTATGGTCATTAATTACAAGCAGTTAAGAGAAAAACGGGAGCAGGTAAAGGAGAGCTTTCGCCGCAATGAAGATCTGACCCCGCTTGTACGCCTTGCCCAGGGCATTGTTGATGATTATGAAATCTCGCTGGAGCTGCCATCACAGACCTGGACAGATAGCGACGGTAATCGCCAGCATTACGTTTCATGCGGACTGGAAGCAGCCGAAGGATTTCGCAGAATGCCTTTATCCCAGATCCCTGCCGCTACCCCCAAAGCACGGGGCAGCAATGATGAGCGAAAACTGACTTTTAGTATTGAAACGGTGGTTGACGACACACCTGGCGAAGTCGCGTTCGTGCACACTCCTCTTTCGATCGCAATGTATAACGATGAAATACAGGTTCGCGTTAATAATAATATCGTGCCACTTAAAGAAGGTAATTCACCATACACCACCGTTTGTGAAGCCATTCAATATTACGTTCTCTCTGAAATTGATAATCTCAAGCCTGACGGCACCCAGAAAATGGTTCAACTCTGGTAAAAAGAACAGCCCCATCACGGGGCTGTTTTTTCATCAAGAAGAGCATAAGAATTAAAACGGATCACCTCTTCGCCAAGCCAGTCATTGATGTGCTTCATGGCCTCCATGACGGGCATCAGCTCGTTAATTGCGTAAACCCGCGCGGCCTTCTCCACATCACCAAACGCACTTTTTTCGCCCGGCATCGCCCCCATCAGTTGCGGCGGAACGCGGTGCGCAGCCAGCACATCATCACGGGATGCCGCCTTAACATTCATGAACTCATCCTTTGCGGTGATCTGCTGGAACGGCAAAATTTGCACCCCCTCTTTGCCCCCGTTGGGCGCATGAATGAGCACGTTTTTAAACGCACCACCACCACGTGCACCCTGTAGCGTTTCTTTCAGGGAGTCCATGCTTTCGCGGTTTACCTGCGCTGCACCGATGTAGATGATGCACCCGGCGTGGGATCCGTTGTCGTAATACAGTTTTCTGAACATGTCCGCCGAATGAGACAGGCTGGCCGAGAGTAATGCGCCGAGATATTCCGGCATGCCGTAGATTTCCTGGTTAATGTCAGGATTCATCAGGTGGCACACTTTGCCAGGGCGAAACTGGAACGCGTCCTTGCCATCCTGCACATACCACCATGATTCAAGATCGCTTCCGCGTCGCATGTATTTCGCCAGGGCGTGCCGTAATTTAAGCGGTTCGCCGAGCATATTGCTTCGAAGCTCAAGGAATGCGTTACCGAACACAAACCAGTCCAGCGCCAGCGCCGAGAAATCCTGCCGGGAAAGCAGCGGGTGCGGGATGTAGCAACCGAGTAATACATTGCGCTTAAAGTAAAGCGCAGACTGATGCCAGGACGTTTGCCGGGCAGCTCTTGCCAGACCGTACCAGTCCACCGGGGTTTCATACCACCGCCCGTTATCAGCACAGTACATATTGTCCAGCAGGTCATGCCCGGTCAGGCGATAAGGACCATCAAATGTGAATGCACTGAGCGATGATTCTTTCCTGAGCGCATCAGCGAGATCAATGCGTGAACTCATGCGCACTTTTTTATTTTTTCTGCTCATCAGAACTCCATAACCGTGAAACGCTCGTTTTCTCCTTCGCCGCCAATCGGTTCGTTAATGACAGCAAGCATGGTTGCCCACGCAAGGTCGCCGTGGCTGATCCCCCTCGCGCGGTCCGTTTCGTAAGTGATAAAGCCGCCCGGTGTCACGAACGGTGCAATAGTGATCCACACCCAACGCCTGAAATCAGATCCAGGGGGTAATCTGCTCTCCTGATTCAGGAGAGTTTATGGTCACTTTTGAGACAGTTATGGAAATTAAAATCCTGCACAAGCAGGGAATGAGTAGCCGGGCGATTGCCAGAGAACTGGGGATCTCCCGCAATACGGTTAAACGTTATTTGCAGGCAAAATCTGAGCCGCCAAAATATACGCCGCGACCTGCTGTTGCTTCACTCCTGGATGAATACCGGGATTATATTCGTCAACGCATCGCCGATGCTCATCCTTACAAAATCCCGGCAACGGTAATCGCTCGCGAGATCAGAGACCAGGGATATCGTGGCGGAATGACCATTCTCAGGGCATTCATTCGTTCTCTCTCGGTTCCTCAGGAGCAGGAGCCTGCCGTTCGGTTCGAAACTGAACCCGGACGACAGATGCAGGTTGACTGGGGCACTATGCGTAATGGTCGCTCACCGCTTCACGTGTTCGTTGCTGTTCTCGGATACAGCCGAATGCTGTACATCGAATTCACTGACAATATGCGTTATGACACGCTGGAGACCTGCCATCGTAATGCGTTCCGCTTCTTTGGTGGTGTGCCGCGCGAAGTGTTGTATGACAATATGAAAACTGTGGTTCTGCAACGTGACGCATATCAGACCGGTCAGCACCGGTTCCATCCTTCGCTGTGGCAGTTCGGCAAGGAGATGGGCTTCTCTCCCCGACTGTGTCGCCCCTTCAGGGCACAGACTAAAGGTAAGGTGGAACGGATGGTGCAGTACACCCGTAACAGTTTTTACATCCCACTAATGACTCGCCTGCGCCCGATGGGGATCACTGTCGATGTTGAAACAGCCAACCGCCACGGTCTGCGCTGGCTGCACGATGTCGCTAACCAACGAAAGCATGAAACAATCCAGGCCCGTCCCTGCGATCGCTGGCTCGAAGAGCAGCAGTCCATGCTGGCACTGCCTCCGGAGAAAAAAGAGTATGACGTGCATCCTAGTGAAAATCTGGTGAACTTCGACAAACACCCCCTGCATCATCCACTCTCCATCTACGACTCATTCTGCAGAGGAGTGGCGTGATGATGGAACTGCAACATCAACGACTGATGGCGCTCGCCGGGCAGTTGCAACTGGAAAGCCTTATAAGCGCAGCGCCTGCGCTGTCACAACAGGCAGTAGACCAGGAATGGAGTTATATGGACTTCCTGGAGCATCTGCTTCATGAAGAAAAACTGGCACGTCATCAACGTAAACAGGCGATGTATACCCGAATGGCAGCCTTCCCGGCGGTGAAAACGTTCGAAGAGTATGACTTCACATTCGCCACCGGAGCACCGCAGAAGCAACTCCAGTCGTTACGCTCACTCAGCTTCATAGAACGTAATGAAAATATCGTATTACTGGGGCCATCAGGTGTGGGGAAAACCCATCTGGCAATAGCGATGGGCTATGAAGCAGTCCGTGCAGGTATCAAAGTTCGCTTCACAACAGCAGCAGATCTGTTACTTCAGTTATCTACGGCACAACGTCAGGGCCGTTATAAAACGACGCTTCAGCGTGGAGTAATGGCCCCCCGCCTGCTCATCATTGATGAAATAGGCTATCTGCCGTTCAGTCAGGAAGAAGCAAAGCTGTTCTTCCAGGTCATCGCTAAACGTTACGAAAAGAGCGCAATGATCCTGACATCCAATCTGCCGTTCGGGCAGTGGGATCAAACGTTCGCCGGTGATGCAGCACTGACCTCAGCGATGCTGGACCGTATCTTACACCACTCACATGTCGTTCAAATCAAAGGAGAAAGCTATCGACTCAGACAGAAACGAAAGGCCGGGGTTATAGCAGAAGCTAATCCTGAGTAAAACGGTGGATCAATATTGGGCCGTTGGTGGAGATATAAGTGGATCACTTTTCATCCGTCGTTGACAGCCCGGTGTTTTCACCTTACGCACGGCGTTAAAGGCCGCGACCAGCTCGCGTTCGGCGCGATCGTATTCCCACCGCCCGGCACGCATTATTTGCAGCATTTTCAGTACCAGCGACCGTTTTGATGACAGCGTGAAGGTGTACGGAATAGCAGCAGGGAAAAACCGTTTCACTATCTGATAAACAGCCTCTCCGTTCCCGCCCGTCACATCAATGCCGATGTGTTCCACGTTGTAGCGATACGTGAACTCTTCAATGACTCTGGCCTGTTCTTCAAACTCCAGCCCCTGAACGCGTCGCGTCTCCACCGTTCGAAAACGGCCACCAGGAACAGCCGGAGGAACCACCACGGACACAGCGCCGCTGTCGCCATTGCCACTGCTGCCGTTTGCGTCATACCCAATCCATACCGGACGATTCCCCATCGGGCGGGGAGCAAAAGGTTTCCAGTCTTTCCAGTCGTCGTATCCGTCAACACCGCAGCCAATCAGGATATTCAGGTTAAATGCCGATTCCCCTTCGCGAACAAACTCACACATATAGAGATTGAGGAACTCGTCTTCGGTGTTTTCATCACGAATTTCATCAATATCGGTGTGTTTCCAGCCGTGATTAACCACATCTTCCAGCGTGACAATTTGCCGCCACGTCCGGTCAGGGCAGATAAGCCCGTTATGCAGCGTTTTCCAGTCCACAGAAAAACGCTGGCGTTTATGCGAGGCCTTTTTCTCGTTCCAGCGGTCGCCGTTCCAGTAGGCGTATGCCTCGTGCGTTTCGGTGGATGGCGTGGAGAAGTATGTGCGCCGCAGTCCGCTGAGGGTTGCCATAGCGCCAGCCACCTTGCGCAGTTCAGCAAAGCGACTGACCCAGAAAAATTCATCAAAATAAAAATTGCCCGTATAGGACTGTGCCGACGCAGCAGAAGTGCCGAGAAAATGCAGCTCTGCGCCGTTGGAGAGGATGATTTTATCGCCCCCTTTCAGCTCCACATCAACTTCAGCCGCGGCCTTCTGAATAATGCTTTTAAACTGGAACGCCTGACGACGCGACGCAGACAAAAAAATCTGGTTACGCTGGTAAGGTTGCGCCACATCGTCACGCAGCGCCATCAGCAGAGCTTCCTGTGCAAAATACCAGGTCGCCCCAATCTGTCGGGATTTCAGGATCATCCTGTTACGTATCCCGGCTTCCCTGCAAAGGGTCAGGGAGTCAAACCAGCCCCGCTGATGCCACTCCAGCCTGCTGATGATTTTTTCCCGCAGTGCGGCAATCTGTTCCGGCGTGAAATGATTTTTGAGTTTTTTCGCCCGGCCTTTCTTTCCTGCGGCCATCACATCCGGCTGGCCATCATGCAGCTTTTTAAGCTGCCGGGTCAGCAGGTCTATTTCCTTAAAGTCACCGCCTGTTTTATTCTGTTTTTCAGTAAGCTGGATGAGGCGCGCATCGATGGACTGCGTGACACGCTGCACGGGTGGCGCTTCATCCCACTGGTCGCGTTTTTTCCACGCATAAATCGTGTTCGGGTTTATTCCCATCAGACGTGATATTTCTGCGGGCGGATAACCCTGCCAGTAAAGTTGCCGCGCACGCTGGCGCACAAAAGCGTCCTGAATCATTGCTCCCCCTGAGTAATTACAGGAAGATTACCCGCGCGCGAAACCGTTCTCCTTAACCCCCTGTTCTGGCCGTTTTCTTACAACAAAAGCCCTTTGTATCAGCCTGTTACGCTTTGCCATCATGACTGAAGAACCAGTCAGAGGGGCAAAAACTATGGCTAATGAAAAAAAGACATCCCGCAAAAAGTTTCGCGTGGCTGTCTCCGGATCAACTGTTGATGGTCGCGAAATCAGTCCGGTGCATCTGCGTGAAGCCGCCGAGAACTTCAACCCGGATGTTTACGCCGCCCGCGTGAACGTTGAGCACTATCTCTCGCCATGCCCGTCAAGCGAATTTTCCGCAATGGGCGATGTCACCGCACTGAGTACGGAAGATATTACGGAAGGCCCGCTGGCCGGACGTACTGCGCTGTATGCAGAAATCGAACCGACCGAGCGCATGAAGCAGCTTGTCGCTGACGGCAAGAAAATCTATTCCAGTATCGAACTGCACCCGCAGTTCTCCGTTAACGGGCGCGCCTATCTGGTCGGGCTGGCGATGACCGACACCCCGGCAAGCCTGGGCACTGAGCGCCTGAAATTCACGGCACAGCAACGTCAGGCGGTGATGACGTTCAACAGTATCCAGGGTGAAGCACCGCTTATCTCCGAAGCCATCGAGTCTGAAATCATCGAAATGGCAGAACAACGCCAGGAAGAAGGCACCCAGTGGTTTAACCGCGTAATGGGGATTATTGGCCGTGGCCGCAAAGCGGATGACGCCAGTTTTTCCCGTATTCAGGAAGCGGTGGAAGGCGTCGCAACGTCACAGGCCGACATTATCGACCGTTTTAATGTGCTGGAAACCCGCCATCAGCAGGACCGCCAGAAAATCACGTCACTGACCACAGAGCTGGCAGCACTGAAGGAAAAACTGCGCACGCAGGACGGCGATCCGCAGAACCGCTTCCCCGCAACGGGCGCAGTCTCCGACCAGTTGGCTGACTTCTGATAAGACAAAGGAGCAAATTTTTTATGAATCTGGTGATGTCAGATATTACCCGCAACAAGCTGGGTTGCTATATGGCGCAGCAGGCGTCGCTTAACAATATCCCGGTATCTGCACTGGTATCGCGATTTACCGTGGAACCCGCGGTGCAGCAGCGTTTTGAAAACGCCTCAAAGGAAAGTACCGAATTTACGAAAAGAATTAACGTGATCGGCGTGACCGACCAGAAAGGCGAAAAAATCCTCCCGGATACCACCGGGCCGATTGCGCGCACGAATACCAGTTATGACGGCACAAAACGCCGTAACCCGAATAACGTGGTTGATCTGAAAAACCGCAAATACCAGTGCGAACAGGTGAACTACGACACGTTTATTTCGTATCCGCAGCTTGATGCCTGGTCGGCACACCCTGATTTTCAGTCCCGCATCAGCGCACAGATTGCCCGACAGGTGGCGCTTGACCGCATCATGATCGGTTTCAACGGCACGTCTCACGCGGATGAGTCCAACTTCAGCACCAACAAGCTGCTTCAGGACGTTAACGTGGGCTGGCTGGAGCACATCAGAACCGACGCCAGCGAACGCGTTATGAATGACGTGACGCTGACCTCCCGCAACATGGACAACACCGTGGCGCACGCGGGTAAGTATGCGAACGCTGATGCACTGGTACAGGACGCGCGTTCATCCCTGCTGGATGAATGGCACAAGGAAGCTGACGACCTCGTGGTGATTATGGGGCGCAACCTGTTTAACTCGCTGCGTCTGCCCGTGCTGAACAGCATCAGCGGCCAGAATCCCAATGCGGAATTACTCGCCGGGCAGCTCATCCTGTCATCGCGCACCATTGGCGGGCTGGGCGTGTTCCTTGCGCCGTTCTTCCCGGATGCAGCGATGCTGATCACCTCGTTCAACAACCTGTCGATTTACTGGCAGAAAGGTTCAATGCGTCGCCTGATGAAAGACGAGCCGGAATACAACCGCATCGCCACCTACCAGTCCATCAATGACGCTTATGTCGTTGAAGACTATGGCAAGTGCGCGATGGTTACTGGCCTGAAGTTCGCCGACAGCTAATCAACTCACGGCGGGCATCATGCCCGCCTGTAACGGAGAGAAAAAATGATTACTCCTGCACAGCAACACTGGCAGAACGTGATGGCACAGCGCGCAGGCCGGGCGAATGAAGGCGTGGACCACGCCGCGCGTACCGCGCATGAAGAGGTGCTGTATCGTCTGCGTCTGGCACAGGCCCGGCTTAAGGGCGTACAGGCCAGAAGCGCGAAAGCCGCCATCAAAAAAGAGTTGTTGCCGGATTTTTCCGGCTGGATTGAGGGAACGCTGGAGGCTGACGGCGGGCAGCAGGATGAAGTGATTGCCACGCTGATGGTGTGGGCGATTGACTGCGGCGATCTTCCGCTGGCGTTGCGTATTGGTGCGTATGTGGTCCGTCATAACCTCATTATGCCGGATAACTTTGGCCGTACTGCTGCCACAGTGCTGACCGAAGAAATCTGCAACCCGGTACTGACGCAGGCCGGGGCGGATGTCGACGCGGATTTGTCCGCCTTTATCGAACCACTGGACACCCTCCGGAAGATTGTCACCGACCAGGACATGCCGGACGAAGTACGCGCCAAATTATGCAAGGCGTGCGCCTTTGCCCGTCGTGGTCTGACCGATGCAGACAACATGGCCTTATCACTGAAGCTGCTGCGCGAAGCGATGCACCTGAACCCGAACGCAGGTGTGAAACGCGAGATTGCAACCCTTTCCCGCGCCCTGAAAAAAGCCGATTCCGCAGCCGAACCAGAAGACGCCAGCGCACAGCAGGCGCAGGACGAAAGCAGCAAAAGTAAAAAGACAACGCGGAAGCCTGCAACACGAAAAACCACCGCGACGCAGAAGGCGAAGCGCGGTTAACGACTGACCCCGTCAGCGGGCGGCGTGCGCGGTGTTCCGGTTTGACTCCGTGACTGTTTACACCGCGCACCCACCGCCCGATTTTTTTCAGGAGTGAACCCCATGACTATGGTTGCCAGAACTGAACCCAGACCCGCAGAGGACGACATCACCGATACCGATGATGGCGATACCCGCATTTCAGCGGGTGCATTCTGGCCGGATATTGTACTGCGCGAGCTGCGTCTGGCGGTACGACTGCCGAGCCGCGTGACCACCTCCCGCCTGCTGCATACTGCCACCGGGGCTGTGGCACACGTTACCCGCGAGCTGGAAGCATGGCAGCAGGAACAGCAGGCAGCTGGCCATCAGACGCTGGCCGATGTTCCGGCACCCGTAATTAACGGAGAAAGCGTCAATCTCTGGCACTGGCGCAATGCTGTTTATACCGCCACGCGCGCCCTGATTCTGGAGCGTTATCGTGATGCAGACACAACGGACAAGGGCGACCGCCGGGCGGACGCTCTGGATATACAGACATCGGATTTGTGGCGTGATGTGAGCTGGGCCATCTCTGACATTCTGTGCCGCCCGCGAATCTTTGCGGAGTTGTGCTGATGAAAGTGAAGGCACTGGAAGGCGACACCGTGGATTCGCTCTGTTTCCGGTACTACGGCACGACGCAGGGCGTCACCGAAAAGGTGCTGGATGCCAACCCCGGACTCTGTCAGCAGGTATTTCTGGACGCCGGGCAGGACGTGGAGATGCCGGAGCCGGAGAAGAAGAAACGAGAAATGATTCAGTTGTGGGGGGAGTAGCAGTGAGCACCATTCAAACAGGGATCACAGAGCAGGTTATTGCGTGGCTCTTTGACCACCTGCCAACGGTGTATGCAGTAGGCGCGGCAGTCAGCATTTCCGCGCTGATGAGTCTTTATGACGGACGAACACTGGTTCAGACCGTAACGGGATCGCTGGCGTGCGGCGTTCTTGCCATGGCCGTGGCCGGGTCGTTGCGCTTCTTCGGGTTTCCTGAAGATGCTGTGACGTTTATCGGCGCATCAATCGGTTTTATGGGGGCAGAGAAAGCACGCGACAAGGTTATTGCGGCCTTTAATCGCAGGGTGAAGGAGAAGGACGAATGAGCAACACATTTAAATTCAGCAGCCGGAGCGAAAATAATTTGCAGGGCGTAAATCATGATCTGGTGAAAGTGACCCGGCGGGCACTGGAAATCTCGGAAGTGGATTTTGGTATCACCGAAGGGTTGCGCAGCCGTTACCGCCAGAAGCAACTGGTGGCCACGGGTAAGAGCCAGACCATGAACAGCCGCCACCTTACGGGTCATGCCGTGGATGTTGTGGCTTATATCGGCAGCCAGGTGTCATGGGAATGGCCGCTGTACGAAAAAATCGCAACCGCATTCAGACAGGCCAGCCGGGAACTGAATATTCCGGTGGAATGGGGCGGCGACTGGAAGACCCTGAAAGACGGACCGCATTTTCAGTTACCACACGGAGCCTATCCGGCATGAAGCTCTGGCCCACGCTTGGCATCGCTTTCCTTCTGATTGCCGGATGGGGAACATCCATGCGTCTGTCGTGGTCGCTGGGCCGGGAGAACGCCAGAAACGAAGCGCAGGCCAGCACCCTGAAAAGTACCGCCGACACCCTGAATATCATCAGCGCCGGGGTACAGGATATGCAGCAGGTGCTGGCGCAACTCCGCGTGGAAAATCAGCAACGCAATCAGGACGGAGAGGTAAGACGTGAACAGCTACGCAACGATATTGCAAAAGATGAATGCGCCCACGCTTTGCCTGACGCTCGTTTTACTGACAGGCTGCGCAGGCACGCAGAACGCGCCACTGCCAGCGCCGTCAGTCCGGCTTATACCGCAGACGCTGACCATACCGGTAACGCCTCCCCCCTTCCCTGACACTCCCACATGGGGAAATCTCGGTATATGGGGCGACCGCCTTCTGGATGCACTGGAAACCTGTAACGCGGATAAACGGGCCATTGAATTACTGGAACAGCGCAGGCTGCAACGACTGAACAACGAGGATAACAACCATGCTGAAAACTGATTCCCTGCGTGAAGCCATGACCCGTTCATGCCGATGGTGTCAGGCCAACCCGGAAAAATTCACCATTTTCGTGGAGAGCGGCAACATTGAAACGACCGGAGAAACCCCATCGTTTGTTTACCGCTATCAGATGGTGATGTTTGTCATGGATTACGCCGGGGAGCTGGACGACCTCACGCTGCCGCTGCTGGCGTGGTTATCCGAAAATCAGCCACAGTTGTTGCTCAACCCTGAGCGTAATCAGGACATCAAATTCTCCGCCGTTATCAATGACGATGACAGCGCCGATCTCCTGTTTACGCTCCCCCTGCGGGAACGCGTTCGCATCACGCGCAGCAGTCAGGGCACACCGCAGGCAGAACACCTGCCGGAGCCAAAACCCCGCCTGCCATCTTCCGAAGGCGACTGGTCGCATGTATTCCAGGATGTGACGTGGGGTGAAAGCGATGGATAAGGCATTCACCCGCGTGGATGAAACCTTTGAGGCCATCCGCGACAGCCTGAATCAGCAGGCCATCAATAACATCGCCAGAAAGCTGGCACAGGATTTACGCCGCGCCCAGCAGGCGCGTATCCGGTCACAGAAAGCGCCGGACGGGACCGCGTGGACACCACGCAGACGCCGCGTAACCCGGATACAGGAACGCATTCGCTTTATCTGGAATAACGAAGCACGCACGCTGAAAAACTGGCGTCACGACACGGGGAAATACGGGCGAACCATTACCGGGTGGGATGAGGATAAAAACAATATCCGCACGTTTTACCGGGATGACATCGACCGTTTTCTGGAAATACGCACCCGGCGCATCAACCAGGACAGCACAAAGCGCGTCCCCATGTTCGTAAAACTGCGCACCGCCCGCTACCTGAAAGCCCGTGCAGATGCTTCCGGTGTGACGGTGGGTTACAGCGGCGTGGCCGCACGTATTGCCCGCGTTCATCAGTTCGGTGAGCGCGATCAGGTTGCGCCGGGCATTTTCACCGATTACCCGGTACGTGAGCTGCTGGGTATCAGCCAGGCAGATGAGCGCCTGATTTATAACACGGTGCTGGGCCGGATTGCGGAGGCTGTACGGTGAGCGCAGAACTCATGCGACTGCTGAGCAATATCATCCGCACCGGGATCATCTCTGAAGTTGATGAGAAGTCCTGGCGCGTGCGCGTTCGCAGCGGCGAACTGGAAACAGGCTGGCTGCGCTGGAACACCACGCGCGCGGGAGCCTTCAATGTGTGGCTGCCGCCATCACCAGGCGAACAGGTGGTAATTGCCTGCATTGGCGGCAACCCGGAAACCGCCATGATAATTGGCAGCCTGTGGAGTGATGCCAGTCCGGCCCCCGGCAAAAGCCTGAAAGAAATCGTGATCAGCGCGCCGGACGGCGCGGTGTTCCGCTACGACGCGGACGCAGGCGCACTGAGCGCCAGCGGCATGAAAACGGCCACTTTACAGACATCCGTCAGCGTGAAACTGGACACGCCCGTCGTGGAATGCACAAACCTTCTGAGAACGGCGACGCTTGACGTCACAAAAGGGGGAAAGATGAGCGGCAATATCACGCACAGCGGCGGCGACTTCACCTCAAACGGCATCACAGTGCATACGCATAAGCACGGTGGCGTTAAAGGTGGCAGCGATTCGACAGGAGGCCCGCAGTGACAACCCGCTACACAGGAATGAACCCGGACGGGACGGGAAACCTGAACGATATGGAGCACCTGAAACAGTCAGTCAGGGACATCCTGACCACCCCGCTGGCAAGCCGGGTTATGCGACGGGAATATGGCAGCCTTGTGCCCGATTTAATTGACGAACCCATGAATAACACCACACGTCTGCAATGCATGAGTGCTGCCGTGATTGCGCTGACACGATGGGAACCCCGCATTGCCCTGGATGCCATCGACGTTGTCTGGAAGGCAGGAGGCCGCGCCAGGGTGACGCTGTCGGGCACTGTCATGCAGACCATGCAGAATGTTGAATTAACCATCACGCTGAGGGAGTAAATCATGCCCGCCGTTGACCTTTCCCAGTTACCGGAACCCGCCATCATCGCGGAGCCTGACTTTGAAGCAATTCTGGCTGACACAAAGGCCATGATGATTGCGGCTTATCCCGCCGAACAGCGTGAAGCCGTTTCCGCCGCGCTGGAGCTGGAATCGGAACCCCTTAACGTTATCGCTCAAACCATGTCGTTTCGTGAAATGCTGTTACGCCAGCGGGTTAACGAGGGCGCACGCGCCTGCATGTTAAGCCACGGTTCAGGGACAAACCTGGACAACCTCGCGGGCAATATGAACACAAAGCGCCTGGTTATCACTCCGGCAACGGATACCACCGACGCGGTGATGGAGAGCGACACCTCGCTGAGATTGCGGGCGCAACGGGCGTATGACGGCCTGAGTGTTGCTGGCCCGTCAGGTGCATACGAGTATTTTGCACGCAGCGCCAGCGGTCTGGTGCGTGATGCGCGGGCCATCAGCCCGTCTCCGGCCTGTGTGACGGTTTCCATCCTGTCCACTGAAGGCGACGGCACAGCAACGGAGGCGTTGCTTAATACCGTTCGCGCTGTTCTGAATGCAGAGGATACCCGCCCGGTGGCCGACCGCCTGACCGTACAGAGCGCCAGAATCGTGACATGGCGGCTGAATGCAAAACTGTACTTTTACCCCGGCCCGGAATCCGAACCTATTCTGGCCGCGGCTGAATCGTCGTTCAGGAAGTGGCTGGCTGAGCAGGGGCTTATCGGTCAGGACGTGGCGTTGTCCGCCATTGCTGCCGCACTGCATGTGCACGGTGTGCAACGCGTGGAGATAATCGAACCCACACAGAATATGGCCATCAGCGACATACAGGCGGCGCGCTGTGAGTCATTCACCATCAGCGAAGGTGGACGCAATGAGTAATTCGTTGTTACCACCATCAGCCAGCAATTTCATGCGTTGTGCCGAAGCCGTCGGAACACGCATTACAGACATTCCGGTAGACCTCAACACGCTGTGGTCGCCGGACACCTGCCCGGTGCATCTGCTGCCTTATCTCGCCTGGGCGTTTTCCGTTGACCGCTGGGATCGCAACTGGCCGGAAGAGACAAAACGACAGGTGATTCGTGATGCATGGCTGATACACCGACACAAAGGGACCATCAGCGCACTGCGAAGAGCCGTGGAGCCTCTCGGCTACCTGATTGAAGTAAAGGAGTGGTGGCAACTCAACGAGGAGCCGGGAACATTTCGCATTGTTGTCGGAGTACTTGATCAGGGCATCACCGATGAAATGTATCAGGAACTTGAGCGCCTTATTGCGGATGCAAAACCAGTAAGTCGCCATCTGACGGGGCTGGCGATCAGCCTGAGTGTGAACGGAAAGATTTTCGTTGGTACGGGATGCTATCACGGCGATGCCCTGACGGTTTATCCCTACACCCCGGAGTCCATTATTGTCGAAGGGGATTATTTCCCTGCCCCAGCCATTCATTTAATTGATAATCTGAGAGTAAACGCATGACAGTGAAATACTACGCCATTCTGACTAATCAGGGCGCGGCACGACTGGCTAACGCGACGATGCTCGGCAGTAAGCTGAATCTGACGCAAATGGCCGTTGGTGATGCAAATGGTGTGTTACCAACCCCAGACCCTGCACAAACAAAACTGATTAACCAGAAACGCATTGCACCGCTGAATCTTCTGAGTGTTGACCCTAACAATCAGAGCCAGATTATTGCGGAGCAAATCATCCCTGAAAACGAGGGAGGATTCTGGATCCGTGAGATTGGTCTTTATGATGATGAAGGTGTACTCATTGCGGTGGCAAACTGCCCGGAAACGTACAAACCGCAGTTGCAGGAAGGCAGTGGACGCACCCAGACTATCCGCATGATTCTGGTTGTCACGAACACCGAAGCCATCACGCTGAAAATCGACCCGTCTGTGGTTCTGGCAACCCGCAAATATGTGGATGATAAAATATCAGAGCACGAACAGTCACGACGTCACCAGGACGCCTCGCTGACCGTAAAAGGTTTTACTCAGTTAAGCAGTGCAATTAACAGTGAATCAGAAACACTGGCCGCAACACCGAAAGCGGTTAAGGCTGCATATGACCTGGCTAACGAGAAATATACCGCCCAGAACGCCACCACTACACAAAAAGGGATTGTTCAGCTCAGTAGCGCCACGAACAGCACGTCTGAAACACTGGCAGCGACACCAAAAGCTGTTAAGGCGGTAATGGATGAAACGAACAAGAAAGCACCATTAAACAGCCCGGCACTGACCGGAACGCCAACAACACCAACAGCGCCACAGGGGACTAATAGTACCCAGATCGCAAGCACGGCTTTCGTTATGGACGCGATTGCCGCACTTGTAGATTCGTCACCTGATGCACTGAACACGCTGAACGAACTGGCTGCGGCGCTGGGCAATGACCCGAATTTTGCGACCACCATGACTAACGCGCTTGCGGGTAAGCAACCGAAGGATGCCACCCTGACGGCGCTGGCGGAGCTTGCTACATCAGCAGATAAACTCCCATATTTTACAGGGGCAGATCGTGCCGCGTTAACCGCGTTGACAAGTGTTGGACGTGCCATTCTTGGTAAAACCAGCACTCAGGGAGTTCTTGATTACCTTGGTTTGGGGGAAGGCTCTGCACTGCCCGTTGGTGTACCTGTTCCGTGGCCGTCAGCAACACTGCCAGAGGGATGGCTGAAATGTAACGGCGCAGCATTTTCTTCTGAAATGTACCCCAAACTGGCAAAGGCTTACCCCACCAATAAATTACCGGATTTACGGGGTGAGTTTATTCGTGGCTGGGATGACGGACGAGGTATTGATGCAGGACGAGAGATACTTTCATTTCAGGAAGGCACTATCGTCTCCGGTTTTGATGATAATGATACTGGGGATATCAGTTCACTCAGCTCAACACAATACGGATTTGGTGACACTTTAAGCTCTAATCAATGGGGGGCCATAAATGGCAAAAAGTGGATATTTGATGCATCCAGTAAAGGTGCACAAAAATATGACTGGTGGGCTTATGTATCAGCTCGTCCGCGTAATATTGCATTTAATTACATCGTAAGAGCGGCATAGAAACGTTGGTTTGGGGGAAGGCTCTGCACTGCCCGTTGGTGTACCCGTTCCGTGGCCCTCAGCCACACCGCCAGCAGGGTGGCTGAAATGTAACGGCGCAGCATTTTCTTCTGAAATGTACCCCAAACTGGCAAAAGCCTACCCCGCGAATAAATTACCGGATTTACGCGGAGAATTTATCCGTGGCTGGGATGATGGGCGAGGAATTGATGCGGCACGCGCTTTATTGAGCATTCAAAACGGGATGTTGGAAAAACACCGCCATATTGTTGTAGCTAACGATGGATATGACACAAAAGATGAATGGGAGTTGGCTACGATTTTCAAAAAAACATATACACAAGGCAGGGGGCTTGATGCCACAAATACAGGAGGGAGTTTGATTCCATCACCAACGCTTCATTCACGAGGAAGTATTGGTAACACAGGTGGTAGTGAAACCCGCCCCCGCAATATTGCATTTAACTATATCGTGAGGGCGGCTTAGTTATATTCAACTGGCTGCTGCCAGAGGCATTTCCGGCCAGTTGATATCCGGTGCAGTGCTGATGTCAGTCGCATTAAGCACATCTATGAAATCAAGCACGGCGTTTAGTTTTTCCGTCTCCTGGGGCGTCAATCGGCGTCCGGCTCGTAGTTTGAGATTTATAAGCTCAACAGATGCCATTGCCTGTTCCTCAAGTTGCTGACGATGCGCTCCGGCAGCTTCCAGTTCTGCTGCGTGCTGTCGTCCCGCATCTGTCACCCAGGTCTCACCATCCCAGACATCATAGATAGTAGCTGGCTGTTTCACCGTCGTATCAGGAGGGTAATCTCCCGGTTGTGTGATTTGCACAGCGTTACCATTCTCTGTGCTGTAAACCGTTTCGCCTCTGTGGTCTGGAACATATTTCCAGATGTTCTGGTCGGTATCACGACAGACAGCGAAGCCGGGGCGTTTTTCTGGTGGCGCGTCAATGCATGAGTGAGCCGGAATTCCAACACCATAAGCGAGATACTCAACAGTGGCAGAGAGATATTCACGGTTTTCAGCATCGTAGTTATAAACGGTAATATCGCCTGCAGTTATAGCGATACCATTCTGATCAAGTACTGCAGCAGCATTATTCATTAAGTAGCCCTTACAATATAGTTAAACGCAATATTACGGGGGCGGTTTTCCGTTCCTGTATTCCCTCCATTGGCACCTAATCTATAAACACCACGAGTGCCAATAGCACGTAGTGAAGATGGAACTTTTACACCTGACTCATCTGTTTTAACAATCCCGCCATCACCGTATGTAGCCAGTATACCAGGGTTTGTTCCTGCACGGGCGCTATTTGCGGCAAGCCCTTCACCAGTCCATAACTCCATATAGTGAATATGATCTATAACCGAATGTGATTGTGCATTAAGCAAGGAACGCCCTGAATCAATTCCCCGCCCGTCATCCCAGCCACGAATAAACTCACCCCGTAAATCCGGTAATTTATTCGTGGGGTAAGCCTTTGCCAGTTTGGGGTACATTTCAGAAGAAAATGCTGCGCCGTTACATTTCAGCCATCCCTCTGGCAGTGTTGCTGACGGCCACGGAACAGGCACACCAACGGGCAGTGCAGAGCCTTCCCCCAAACCAACGTTTTCGTTTTTATCCCTACCTATACCAACTCTGTATTTTTCACGAAACAAAGAGGATGTTTTTTATGCAAATTGGCTATATTCGTGTGTCAACAAATGACCAGAACACGGATTTACAACGCAATGCACTGAACTGCGCAGGATGTGAACTGATTTTTGAAGATAAAATCAGCGGAACGAAATCAGCCAGACCGGGATTGAAAAAACTGCTCAGAACGCTATCAGAAGGAGATACGTTGGTTGTCTGGAAGCTGGACAGACTGGGCAGAAGTATGAAACACCTGATCACGCTTATTGAGGAATTGCGGGAAAAAGGTGTTAATTTCCGTAGTCTGACGGACAGCATTGACACATCAACACCCATGGGGCGTTTCTTTTTTCACGTCATGGGGGCTTTAGCCGAAATGGAACGTGAATTAATTGTAGAGCGTACACTGGCCGGGCTGGCAGCAGCACGCGCACAAGGACGCATTGGCGGACGTCGCCCGAAGTTGACAAAAGAACAACACGAGCAAATAGCGAGGCTGATTAAAAACGGTCATGACAGGAAACAACTGGCGATCATTTACGACATCGGCATATCGACGATTTATCGTTATCACCCTGTAGGCGATATACAGGCTGAAGAAACAACCAGGCAGACTCAGGAAAATAAAAACCGCTAATCTGACCATTAGCGGTTTTGCGTTAATCAAAACAGTCCTTTAACGGAGCTGGCCGCGCTGTTAAGGGATGATGTGACCTTATCTTTGAAGCCGGACAGCATATCACTGAACGATGAGGATTGCAGGCGCTCTCGCAAATCCTCATCACAGCGTTCAAGGGTCAGTGAAAATTCTATCTTTTTCGCCTTACCGTAGCGATCAAACTCGGAGCGGGTCGTATTCGTTCCGGTCAGGACATACATGCCGTAAATCTGCCCGACACCATCAATCAGAGGCCAGGGGCGTCCTGTATATGCCTGCGTGGTCAGCAACGAAAGCGACACTTCGCCACCTGTAATTTCAGGATAAAGCACACCAGAAAGAACGATGCGATCATCGCCTGCCCCGATATACTGCCAGCTTGCTGAACGGTTAACGCGTTCATTTTTCACATGCCGCCAGCTTTTGTTTTGCTGTAACTGCTGATGCGGCAGCGTGCGCAGCTCAAAAACAAACATGCCGTAGATCATCATCATGGCCATGACTCCTCAATCTTTATCGTAAAAACTGCCACGCCCGGCACGGGCGCGCCGTTCCGTTTCTGCCCTGACCATTTCACCGACCAGTTTCGCCAGTTCGCGGGGATTCTGCGTAACAACGTTATGCAGATGAACATGAATTTCACCGCCAAATCCGGAGACAGCAGGCTCCCGGTTACGGGAAGCTGCAGGAACTGATGCCACTGGCGATCGTATGGCCTCCGCCACCGAGCGGGAGCTGGCCGCAACAACAGGGACCAGCGCCGGAGGCAGCGGAGCCGGGACTACGGGTGTGATATTAATTGCGGGGGCAGGCTTACTGACCTGCGCAATCTTCCGCTCCTGCCACTCCCCACGAACAGCCAGTGCGCGGGGCAGGTTCTTAAAGACAATATCGCCGGGGCCAATGCGTTTTTTCGTCTCATCAACCAGCTTACCTGTGTTATCAGCAATTTTGCTGAGTCTGCGTAGCGTCCCGGTATTGCTGTCTGTGAGCGGTTTGTTGTCTTTGGGTTTATCACCTCCGGTGCCATTGCCATTTTCCACAGGCTTCGGCGGATTGATTTTCGCAAGGTCCCCCTGAAGCAAGGCAACCTTGTCCTGAAGAATGGCCGCACGCTGTGCGTCTTCGATTTTCTTGCGCGCCTTTTCCGCTTCATCCGGAAGGACGCCAAGTTTTTCAAGTATCCACGCCAGCGTATCCAGTAGCATTTTTGCAGGTGTCAGAACAAGCTGTAACGCACCGCCAAGAACGTTACCGAATATCTCGCCAGCACTGGTACATTTATCCAGCGTTTCCTTGCTGGACTCCATCGGTGACAGCAGCGATTTAAACCAGTTAAACACCTGGCTGATCCCGCTTCCGATTGCGTCAAAAACAGGACCAAACCGTTCAAAGGTTTCGCGCAACGGGGTCAGCCTTTCCATAATCCCGCTGAACACCCCGGCAAAAAATGCCCTGATGGGATCCCAGTATTTCCAGATAAGAACGGCAGCTCCGGTAAGCGCAGCCACGATAAGACCAACCGGACTGAACAGCGCCCCGATAGCGCCTCCCAGTAAAGAAACGGAACCCGTCACCATTCCCCATAGTGCTGGCAGGACCCTGACAGCATTCATTGATCCGGTCAGGAGAGAAAAACCAAGACGCAGTTTTGCCAGCGGACCAGCAAGCACACCAATAGCCAGCGACAACGAGCCAACCGTTGCAGTCATTGCCAGCAACGCACCGCCTGCTATCAGTAGCTGGCGCGTCAGTGCCGGATGGGCCTGCGCCAGCGCCGTCACCCTTGATACCACCCGCGTGAGCCACTGCGTGACAGAACGCAGCGGACCGTCAATCAGATCTGCAATGCGGATGCGCAACCCTTCCCATGCACTGCCGAGTGATTTCAGATCGCCGTCAAGGTTGTTGGCCATAACCTTTGCTGTGCGTTCAGCCTCACCGCGCGCGCCTTCAAGTTCTTTTCTCAGTTTGGGTAAGGAACCGTCACCCGCTGCATCAACGAGCGCCATAAACGATGTGAAAGCCTCTTCTCCGGCAATGTCCTTAAAGAACGATACCCGGTCAACTTCCCCGTATTTGCGGGTGGCTTTATAAAGGTCGGCCAGCACATCCTCCATCGGGCGCATTTTGCCCCCGGCATCCGAGACAGACACGCCCAGCTCTTTCAGCGCCTCTGCTGCCGCCTTTGGCGGTGATGCCAGACGAGCCAGGCTGGCACGCATTGCCGTCCCGGCATCACTTCCCCTGATACCCATATTCGCCAGCACGCCCGCCATCGCTGCGGCCTGCTCCAGCGATATTCCCAGCTTGCCCGCCACCGGACCTGCATATTTCATGGTTTCGCCCAGTGCGCGAAGGTCAGTGTTGGTACGGGTAAACGCTGCGGTGAGTGTGTCACCGACCCGGTCCATCTGGTCAGCAGAAAGGCCGAACTGCGTCAGGATATTTGAGCCAATATCTGCCGTCTCGCCGAGATCCATACCGCCAGCCGTTGCCATGCTCAGCACGCCGGGAAGCGCAGCCTGAATGGCCTGCGGAGTGAAGCCAGCCATTGCAAGAAATGCCTGCCCACTGGCGGCATCGCCTGCGGTGAACTGCGTTTCAGAGCCAAGTTTTAACGCCTGCTCACGCAACGCCTTAAACTGCGGGCTGTTCTGGTCGATTCGCGTCAGTGCCTGAACGCGGGACATCTCTTTCCCGAACCCGATCGCAGGCTGCAAAAAACGCCCGGCAGCATAGCCGCCAGCCGCTGCCGCACCAATTGCCAGCGCACCACCTGTTTTCAGTTTTCCCGCGGTTTCCTGCGCGCGCGAATACCGCTCACGCGCCCGCGTTACACGCGCAAGCGCCTGCCGTTCGCGTTCAAGCTGGTTGTTGTACTGTTCGGTGCGTCTGATGGCCTGCTGGATGGTGTTATCGCTGCCTGTCAGGGAAATGCCGTGGCGTTTCAGCTCTCCGCCAAGCTCCCGCATTTTCTGAATTTCCCGTGTGCGCGATTCATTCAGGCGTTCAAGCCGGGTGCTTAACTGCTGCATCAGCTTTTGTTGTTTTTCGCTGAGCACTGTACCCGTGCGTTGTAACTGATTAAGGGCGTTAAGCTGGCGTCGTGCTTTCACGATGCCAGCATCCGCTTTACTGACAGCGTCACGGGCGCGCTCAAATGAACGCGCCTGACGCTCGAGATTTTTGATCGCCCCCTGCGTTCGCTGGATGGAGTCACCAAACTGCCCCATCAGGCGGCGGGCGTTTTCGGCAGGCCGGGTCAGCCTGTCAACGGCGCTGAAAGCGACCCGGATATCAAGAGTCTTCATTATCTGCATTCCCGCTGCGAAGTGCCGCCCGCTCGCGCCAGCTAACCACTTCGCCGGGCGTCATCATGAAGATTTCGGCGGGCGACCAGTTAAAAATGGCGGCAATATCCGCCACCAGATCTTCGATGTGCTCAAAGCACACCAGGGTGATTACGCTGCCGTCTCCTGCACGCTCTTCGCGCCAGAGTCTGGCTCGCTCATAAAATTTACAGCCACAGCGCACAACTGAATAAAATCGCGTGACGACATTTTTTTAATCATCACTTCATCCAGTCGTGGCGAGGTCACGCGAGGCAACAGCGTAAACATGGTATCCGCTTTCAGATTCAGCACATCAGACAGCGACAGACCACGCAGGGATCCAGCCTGCTCAATAGCCCCGGTGATCTCCACATACGTGATTTTTTCGCCACCACGCTCAATTGGTCGGGTCAGTTTTACGCCACGTTCGACAGCCATATCCTCACCTGCCGTCACATCATCCGCCACGGTGTTATTCCGGGTTTCAGTATCGATGTCTTTCATCAGTTGTCTCCTTTTCAGTCAGAGGCGACGCACTGCGCCGCCTGCATATTACTTATCAGCCAAGCCCAAGCGCGGAACGGATACGGTCAGGCACAATGTCCTTGCCGTCCTTCCGGTAGATGTGGTTCAACAGGTCGATTTCCCACAGCGGGCGATCGTTAACGCTCAGCTTGTAGTAGGTGTTTTTGACAGCGTAAGTGTGTGATGTGGCTTCGCCCTGTTTGGCTTCCCCCATATCAATTTCCGTCACACGCCCGCGCATCTCGATTTCATACAGATCGCTTTCTGCATCGGTGTAGTATTCACCCGCAAAACGCAGCAGCGTGCCGTCAATCGTGCCGCCATATTTAAGGAACAGCGCACGAACAGCTCCCCCCATGACAAAACTCGCATCAAGCGCGGAGTCGTCCAGACCGAGATCAATACTTACCGCCCCCATCATGCCACCACCACGATAGCTGTCGGTTTTGCGCGTCAGTTTGGGCGGCGTGACGGATGTCACTTTACCCACTTCGTTTTCACCATCCACAAACAACGTAAAAAAGCGAAGATGTTTTGGTACAGCCATCAGGCACCTCCCAGCACCGCAAATGCGGGACCAAAGAATTCATCAGTAAACGTCTGGTAAAGCTCCATGTCTTCCAGCGGGGGAACAGGCGTATATTTGTAGCGAATACGCACACGTCCCTGACGTAAATTCGTGGTGCCGTTATCCACCACGTCATACCAGCACTCCGCACCAATCAGTTTCCCGGCAGTAACCAGCGAATCCAGTTTTGCCCTGATGGCGCTGATAACATCCTTCACGTTCGCAGGTGTCAGTGGACTGTCGATGGTTTCAAACTGCGCTTCCGCAATTGAATCAGCCAGCACCTGTGCGGTTCGGGTATACACCTCAAAGATGTAGGCGTTCGTTTCCGGTGTGCGGTTGCCCCAGAAGCGGAACCCGTTGCGACGAATAATGGTCGTGATTTCTTTGTTGTTGAGGCTGTTGGCATCGCTGTCTTCGGCCTGCAACGACCAGAACACATGCCTGGACATTCCCAGCACATTTTTAACCGGAACGTTGGACAGCGATTTGTGCCAGCCCTGCTCATGGTCAATGTACGCACGAAGGCCGCACGCATAGGCAGGCGCGGGGAACGTTTCGTTTTTGCCACTTTTCGGGTTGTAGGCGATGAAGTCCGGCCATAAGAGCATCACCTCACGTTCGTTGAATTTCTGGCGGTAGGTAATCGCCTCAGCCATCGTGTTACAGCCGTGACATGAGGCATACACAAACGCGCGCAGTTTACCTGCAATCACGCACAGGGATTTTGTTACAGCCTCCGTGTCCAGCTCCGGCGCGGCCAGAATACGCGGACGGTATCCGATGCTTTCATCCTGCTCTGCAACAAGCAGCGCATACATCCCCGTATAGCTGCCGTCATCCTCAGAACCACCGATAACCAGTTGATCCTGCGTCTTTCCGTCTTCTTCTTTGTGTTCAGCCACGCGAACGACGATCACCTTTGTGCTCACCTGGTCTGCGATGGCCTTAAGCGCACGATAAAGCGTCCCCGTTGTCCCGCATTTTCCCAGCACGTCATTGACGCGGGTCAGCAGTGTGGGCTTATTCAGCGGGAACAGCTTCGCGTCCGCATCATCCGCCGTTGCCACGATACCGATAACGCTGGAATCAACATCGTTAATCGCTGTTACCAGGTCGGTATTTTCCGTAACACGGGCACCATGAAAACGAGTTTCACTCATAGCTTCAGCCCCTTGTATCCGTTAAATGATTCGGCAACAATCATCACCCACCACGCGCGTAATCTCACCCCTGCGCCGTTCTCCCGACCCAGCGACAACAAAAAGCAGTAACCCCCTCCGCACGCACATGCGACCATGCCGCACAGGGAGGGAACAGATGACCGACACCACCATGCAATTGCTCAGTCAGAGCACAGACCCCGTGAAAATGCCGGATTTTGATATTCTCGCGGAGGGTAAAACGCTGTCAGGCGTGGCAGAGCGCCTGATGAGCCTGTCACTGACCGACAACCGGGGATTTGAGGCGGACCAGCTCACCATCACGCTGGATGATGCGGATGGTCAGTTGCAGCTACCGCCACGGGGCGCGCGCCTGACGGTTCTCATTGGCTGGAAAGGAGAACCGCTGACAGAAAAAGGCACTTACATTGTTGATGAAATCGCTCACGAAGGACCGCCGGACAGGCTGACTGTTTCAGCCAGAAGCGCAGATTTTCGGGATGAATTTAACGTTAAACGTGAGGTGTCCTGGCATGATGTGACCGTTGAGCGTGTGGTATCCGCCATCGCTCATCGGTATGGTCTGAAACCACAAATCAGCGAAATGCTGATGGATATCGAAATCGACCACGCCGACCAGACCGAAGAAAGCGACATGTCCTTCCTTACGCGCATGGCGGAAATGCTGGGCGCAATCACCACGGTAAAAAGCGGCAATCTGTTATTCATCATGCCAGGTGGTGGCGTGAACGCACAGGGCCAGCCGTTGCCCTCGTTCGCCATTACACGCAGCAGCGGCGATCGCCATCAGTTCCGTATTGCTGACCGCGAGGCGTATACGGGGGTACGCGCCTACTGGCTTGATCTTAATTACGGGAAAAAGAAAAAAGTCAGCGTGAAACGCCGCAAACCACCAAAACCCCAAAAGGAGAAAAGCAGCAGCCGTGAAGGAGATTATATGGAAGGCGCGGAAGGCAATGTGTTTGTGTTACGCAAGACCTATCAGAACGAACAGGCAGCAAGACGCGCAGCGGCGGCAAAGTGGCAGCAACTACAACGCGGAGCCGCATCATTCTCCATCACGCTGGCGCGTGGACGTGCAGAACTCTACCCCGAAATGCATGGTACGGTAACAGGATTTAAAAGCGAGATTGATAATCAGGACTGGATCATTGCAAAAGCCGAGCACACCATTGATAACAGCGGCTTTACCACGCAGCTTGAGCTTGAAGCAAAAATCCCGGAATGGATAGCAGAAACAGAGTGAGCAACTTAGAATAGCGGCAGCACCACGTTAAGGGAGGTCGCTATGTTCCGTTGTCCGCTTTGTGGCGCATCTGCCCGTATCCGCACCAGTCGTTCGGAAAATGATTCAAACACCGTACGGAAAAAATATTACCAGTGTAACAACCTGGAATGCGGCATAAGTTTCTCAACACTGGAAGCTTTCCATAAATTCACATCGAAACACGCCCCCGGCGTTCACTCTTCAGAAGGTATCCCGTGGCATGAGTTGCCAGCTTCACACAGGGGAAACAATCAGATGAGTTTGCCTTTATCTCAGAATTAACAGGCAGAATTGCCGGAGTAACAAAAAAGCGATAGATTACGCGCGGGTGCCTTTCGGCTGATGGTCGGAGGGAATACCCGAAGGCCGGATGTGGAAAGGCCCCGGAAAACATCTCTGTTTAACCGAGGCCCTAACATATCTACCTTAAGCAAGTGATAGGTTAGCGCCTCTCCAACAAAGGAGCAAGCGCTATGTCGCAAAAATCGCTTACGGCCATCACGTTCTGCGTGACGGTAATCCTCATAATCTGGATGCTGCACGGTTCGCTGTGTGAAATACGGATGAGCTTCTGGGGAGCGGAGTTTGCGGCGTTCTTACAGTGTAAGCAGTAAGGAAACCGCGACGGGGGAGCAATCCCCCGTCAATCGGTTGCCAGGGTAAGGTCGATAAGGCACCCTATCTCACAGACATGAACAACAAACCCGCAGCGTAAAAACTGCGGGTTTTCTTTTTGGTTCCCTCACTCATGAGGACACCAAAAACAAAGCCCACAGCATAGAATGCTGTGGGCTTTTTGCATTCAAAGATGGACGTTATATGGACACTTAAAAATAAAATCCATTTATTTTCAAATAATTAAACTTCTACTTAAAGCGCCCGCAGGCGCTTTTTAGATTCAGAAAAATTGGGTATTAGCCAATATATTCCAGTCCGTTCATATACGGACGCAGAACTTCTGGTACTTCAATACGACCATCAGCCTGCTGATAGTTTTCCATTACTGCAACCAGCGTACGACCAACAGCAAGACCAGAACCGTTCAGGGTATGAACCAGACGGGTTTTCTTGTCCGACTTGCTGCGGCAACGTGCCTGCATACGACGCGCCTGGAAATCCCAGACGTTGGAGCAGGAAGAGATCTCGCGGTAGGTGTTCTGTGCCGGGATCCATACTTCCAGGTCGTAAGTTTTGCAAGCACCAAAGCCCATGTCGCCGGTACAAAGGATGATTTTGCGGTACGGCAGACCCAGCAGCTGCAGGACTTTTTCCGCATGACCGGTCATCTCTTCCAGTGCCGCCATTGAGTCTTCCGGGCGCACGATCTGCACCATTTCAACTTTGTCGAACTGGTGCATACGGATCAGACCACGAGTGTCACGACCATATGAACCAGCTTCAGAACGGAAACATGGGGTGTGGGCGGTCATCTTAATTGGCAGATCATCTTCATCGATGATTTCACCGCGTACCAGGTTGGTCAGCGGAACTTCTGCCGTTGGGATCAGCGCATAGTTACTGGTGTCTGCTTCTTCTTCCAGCGGACGAGTATGGAACAGATCGCCAGCAAATTTCGGCAGCTGACCCGTACCGTACAGCGTGTCCTGGTTAACCAGGTACGGAACATAGTTCTCACTGTAGCCATGCTGTTCGGTATGCAGATCCAGCATAAACTGCGACAGTGCGCGGTGCATGCGAGCAATCTGCCCTTTCATGACGACAAAGCGGGAACCAGTCAACTTAACTGCGGCTGCAAAGTCGAGGCCAGAGTGCATTTCACCCAGCGTCACATGGTCACGAACTTCAAAGTCAAACTCACGCGGGGTGCCCCAGCGACTGACTTCAACGTTGTCATTTTCGTCTTTACCTACCGGCACTTCATCTGCAGGCAGGTTAGGGATGGTTAGCGCGATATCGCGAATTTCAGCCTGTAAAGCATCCAGCTCGGCTTTTGCTGCATCCAGCTCTTCGCCCAGTTTGTTCACTTCCAGACGTAAAGGCTCGATATCTTCCCCGCGCGCTTTCGCCTGGCCAATGGATTTCGATCGGGAGTTACGCTCCGCTTGCAGGTTTTCCGTTTTGACCTGCAATACTTTACGACGCTCCTCAAGAGCGCCCAGCTTATCTACATCCAGCTTAAAGCCCCGGCGTGCCAGTTTTTCAGCGACTGCGTCTGGCTCATTACGCAGCAGATTGGGATCGAGCAT